TGTCCTTAAAATAATCGTTAAATAAATAATAGGTTTCGTTTGCCATTGATCAATATGCCTCCGTCTCTTCCTTAATCGCTTTGGTTATCCCGCTTACATTCCCCTCTATGAGCTTGACCAATGCGGGAGCGGCTTTTTGCTCCATAAAATGATAAACATCTTCACTGTCCATAGCATAGATTGTATTATTCATCTCTATTTTTGTCCCGCCACCGAGACCCCCAAGTCCTTCCTGACCTAACTTATGCAGAGGGATTACGGCTTCGGGAACTTCACCTATCCTGGCCAGCGTCTCTCTCATTACTATCCCCCCTTCCTGAAGCTCTGGGATAGTAGGTGAGACGAAAGTTGTGTCAGTTCCGTCTCTTGGCTCAAAATCTACTGGGATTTTAAGGTCTCCTATTTCCGCCTCGAAGTCCGGTATTTCATATTTAAAATCAACTGTTGCTGCCATCGGCTCTTTTAAGGCGTCTAAAAACTCAAGAATCGCATCCTTCATCTCAACAACGGCGTCTCTGATGTCTTCTGTTACTTTCCCTATGTCCTCTTGTGCATCAACTACGTGTCCGGCCTCTCTTGCCTGGTCAACGAGCGCTTGCGTAGCATCGTCTAACTCAAGTCCGTAAGCATCGGCATAATTAACCAAATCTTGTAAACTAGGGGCAAGCGCCTGTAAAGCAATATCGCTGTCTACTCCTGCTGCGGTTAGGTCTTCGAAACTTTTGACTGCATTTCTGCCTAAAACTTCCAGCGATTCTTGGGTCAAAGCACCTGCCATACCGAGTGCTTCGATTATTTCTTTATTTGCGTCTATCGCCTCGAAAAGCTCTCCATGTTTTTCTGTGGCCTCTACGATTTCAAATAATTTCTCAAGAGTCCCGTCTGACTCTAAGCCTAACTCTTCATATTTGTCTCTCAGTGCTATTAAGGGATCTTTCATAGCCTCTACGGCTTCAGTCCAAGGCACTCCTTCGTTTCTCATTCCTTGGAAAGTATCTACGGCAATAATCCCTAATCCCTCAAGGTCATCAGAATATAAGGCGATGTTTTCTATCTGCCTAGCAATAAGTCCTTCAGTTTCAGTAATCTCCTTTCTCAGCTTCGCATATTCTTTCGTGCCAACTTCCATTCCTTCTAATTCTTCATTTTGTGCCGCAAGCCGCTCTCGTAAATCCTCAACAGAATCACCAACACTCGGGATGACATCAATTAAGGTTGTTAATGGCTCTGGTATCCGTTCGAATTGTTTAATGATAAAATTTGACAGAGACTCTGATTCTACTCCAAGCTCTTTCATCTTGAGAACAATCATTGCCATTTCTGCGCTCCCAGTGATCCCAAGTTCTTCAGCGGCTCCTACCATAGCTTCAAAATTTTCTATCAATCTATCTTTAGAGTATATGCCACCCTCATCTAGGTGTTTAAATTGTGTAATTATAGACTCAATCGCATCCTTATATATTTGAGCCGATGTTTTTGTATCTTCATCTTTTGGCCAAAGCTTAGATAATTGTGATTTTTCTATTTGCTCTAAGATAAACCCTCCAGCAGCCCGTATTTCTTCCAAGTTTTCAAGAATCGCTTTTCCGGCCTCATCATAACCAGTCCTGATTATCCCAAGACCACTTAATATTGTTTTGACAAGATTTACGCTGACATATGCGGCGACTGCAGCAAAGGCCATTTTCATTCCTGCTGGATTCGATACGATGTACTTTGCTAATGCCGCTATGTTTATGGCCATTGATTTGAATAATTCTCCAAAGACTTTCATAAGTGGTTTTATCAACTCTACTGTGAAGTCAGCTACTATTTTTGCGAACATATCTACAAAGATTTCAAGGCCGGCCTTTCCGAGTTCATTAAATGCCGTTGCTAAGTCTTCATTTTTTAAGATAATATCAGCTATAGTATTAGTCCATTCTGTCACCATTTCAGACGTAGCTGCTTCCCAATCTTCGCCCATTTCAGTAGCAGTGGTTTTCCAACTTGTGCTCATTTCACCCGTTGCAATTTCAGCCTTAGCAGGCAAAGTATCGAATTGATCCCCAGTCCACACAATCATATCCCCAAAGTCTTTTGCCGCTGGAATCGTAGTATCAACAATCTTCTCTGTCAGCGTAGCCATTTCTCGATTGACGCCGTCCATCGCTTTTGCATACGCTTCAAGCTCAATCTTCCCGTCTCTGAGTTGGTCGTTTAGCCATTCCTGGTATTTTGTCAGCCATTGGATACGTTCGGCCTGTTGGTCAAGCGTGAGTCCGACTTCAAGGTTATAAAACTTAACATACTCTTCTTGGAGGGCAACGTCTTTTGACAGTCCCTCCCGTCGCTCTTTTTCTCTGGCTATAAGGGTTTTTAATCTCGCTTCAAGAGCTTTTAGCTGGTCTGACACTTCGCTTGTTACCCTATATTTACTTGACAAGGCGTCTTGTACGGCTCCGAGCGCTAAACCCCAGTCCTCCTCTGTCCCAATCAATGCCTCTTGTGCTTGTGCTAGAGCGATTGTTGCTACTTCAAGGCTCTTCTTGTCCTTCGCTTCAATCATCGCAAACCTAGAAATGTCTTCCATGGCCTTTTTTTCTGCCTCTGCTCTTTTTTCGGCTTCTTTGGCCATTTGCATATAGACAGCTACGACTTCTTTAGAGCCCTTGATCTCTCCATCTTTTAGCTGTTGAATCGTTTTAGCGGCGTCGCTTTTGTTAAGTAGAAATTTTTCCCAGAATGAATCAGCCTCTTTCCCCATGTCTTTTACGGCGACAAGAAACTCTCTATAGCCTACTTCATGGGACTTAAGTTGCGCTTCAGCGTCATTCATAGCTTTTATAGATTTGCGCCATGTCTTGCCAGTCATGTCATCGATACCACGCTTGACCTTCCCTATTGTAATTGCCAACAATGCGAGCGCTGCCACGACGATTCCAACCGGGCTCGCAAGCGCGACAAGCAATCCAGGCATAGCGGCAATAACTCCTGTCAACTTGCTGAAAACGAGGAGCAATGGACCAAGCGCTGCGGCTAGGGCGGCAACTTTTACAATAAGCTCCTTTTTCCACTTCGCCATTTCTGAGAATTTTTCTATGGCTGGACGTATTTTATTGTCAATTAAATCCTTCAGAGCAGGACCGAGAATCTTTGAGAACTGGATTGCTACTTCTGTTACGATCGACTTCAAGAGCTTGAATGATCCTTTTAAGGTATCAACCTGCATTTCCGCCATATCGCTGGCTGCTGTCGTGTCGGTAATTTTCTCTTCAAACTCTGCTATTGCATTTGATCCCTGTCCGACAAGCGCAACCATAGCCGGACCAGACCGAACGCCGAATATCTTGATCGCTTCTGCGGCTCCCATACCCGCATTTTCAAGTTTCCGGATTATTTGCTCCTGTGTGTTAAACTTCGGATTGACGTCTTCAAGGGCAAGACCTATCATCTTGAGCCCTTCGCGCGTCTTCTGTGAGCCCTCCATCAATTTCGCAAACGACATCCTCAATGCCGTCCCTGCGGTAGAGGCTTCATAGCCGGCGTTATAAAGGCTCATCAACGTTGCAGTCGTACCCTCGATGGAATAGCCCAAAGACTTAGCCAGGGGGCCGATATAGGTCATAGATATTTTGAGTTTTTCGAGTGTGGCTTGGGAGTTCCCGATAGCGGCGGCGAAAACGTTTGTTACACGCTCTGCACCTTCCGATCCGAGTTGAAATTGGTTTAGCGAAGCTACGACTGCATTTGTCGTAAAAGCAAGTTCACTCTGAGTAGCTGCGGCAAGATCGAGTGTTGGCTTTATGGCTTTGGCCATATCATTGGCTTTCCATCCCGCGCTGGCCATGTAATACATAGCGTCGGCCGCTTCTTTTGCCGAGAAGACGGTCGCTTTTCCCATGTCGCGCGCGACCTGCTCCATCATAACAAACTCTTCTGCGGTCGCACCGCTTACGGCTTTGGCGTTTACCATAGCCTGTTCAAAATCAGCCCCCATCTTAACCGCCGCCCCGCCTATGGCCAGGATGGGAAGCGTCAATTTCATCGTCAGCGACTTTCCGAGTTTTCCGGCGCTCTGAGAGAGTCCCTTCATCTTGCGATCCCATTCAGACGTATCGGCGCCTATAATCGCAAACAGCCGCCCTATACTTGTTGCCATTGTCTATTTCCTCTTGCCCTTAAAGTCTTTCATAAGCTCTCCGTGGCCTACAATAGTAGCCGTTTTCCAGCCTCTTCTCAGAGCTTTTAATACCTGGCCGTGCCATTTTGCCATTTTCATTATTTCTTTTTTGTTCTCTTCCCACTCTGCCTTTGTTTTATAAACCTTTCCTTTTCCAGGAAGCACCCCTTCCAGGAGTTCTGGAGGAAGGAGCTTCGAAGCAGTTATTCTCTGGCCTTTCCCACTCCACATATTCATAAGCCATGCGGATTGAGTTGCGCGTCCGAACCATTCGTTTTTCTCTCGCCACTCGAATCCATCGATAGCGAGCGTAAACTCGAGTACTGTTAACCGCCAGAATTTATCTGGCCCTATTCCTACTTTTGTTGCGGTTTCGAGGGCTTCTTCCCAGTCCCACTCTTTTTGGGGACCGTCTTTTTGGGGGTCGCCCTCTCTCCTTTTTTTGCTAGACGCTTCAGTCCTAGGGATTCAATGATGTGGGTGATCACCCGAGTCATAATATCAGCATAATCTTTCGGTGAGATAAACCTGCCTATCTCTCTCCAGGTTAAACTCTCGTCCTCATGTCTCACTCCACACCAAATCAGCTTTAGTAAAATAGACGAGTCCCCATCAATCTTTGGTCCGAGTGTTGGGAGTTGAGACATTTTAAACCCAGTCTCATGCTGAAAATCATAGATTGCGGTCATGTCCATCCGAAATTTTCTCGGCTTATCGAGATTCAAGATAATGTGCGAAATTGCTCCTTCCATGAAACCTCCTTATAATTTAACTAACCGTTCCTGTCGTCTGAGCTATTGCACCCGAGACGATCAGCGAACAAGACCATGTGGCCTCCCCGAATTGCGGCGCACTTGCTGTCAATGATGTAATATACGCCTCTGCTGTGTAGATGAACGTCTTTTCCCCGCTTGTGTTTGTTCGGAGAGTGAAGATAATTGTCACCCGTGTCCCTGCTCCCATGTAAGTGAACAGGTCGTCAAACTGCTTTTCGGTCGGGGAGGTGTCCTGGACTACGATGAGTCCATCGACATCAAACGTTCCGCCGATGTCGGCGACATAGTTTGTTCTCCATTTCGACGTACCCCGAGCAACAAAAGTCCCATAGCTTGCCCGGTCAACGTTCATATTGAACGTACGGGTAGCGGCCACGGCGACTCCCTCAAGCCAGAAAGTACAATATTCTCCTGAAATTGGTACGTGGTCAGTTGCCATTTTAGCCTCCTAAAAAATTAATTTATATCCCTGTATAGCGAGCGGTCTATCATATCGACCCCGCTTTGGGCTTCGTTCATTGTCCTTATCATCCGGTATATGTATTCCGGATACGAGAGCTTTTCTACTGTCTGAAAATCCCTCATCGTTTTCTCAGAATCGCTCTCTAAGAAACGGACGCCTCGTTTCTTAAAGAATGTTTTCCAGGTCTCGAAGTTACGTCTGTGTTTCACATACTCGGCGGATTCGTCCGCCACATGATGTTTGCAAACTATATCAGGAGTCGCTGCTACCAGCCAGTCGGTTTCTATCTTCATATGTACAGCAAAATCAAAATGTTCAATACATTGTTTCAGCTCCGCATCCCAACGGATATCGGGAGCATTGCGCATGATGTGAAAATTATAGACATAATCAGCATAATACCATCTGACCCCTCCTGTGTTATGCCATTCTGGGGAATCTATTTTTTTTACTTTGTACATATTTTTTGACTTATCTACATATATCTCATTTGCAAACAGATTCTTCGTCCCGCAGTCAAGCTCAAGCCCTCCGGCAACAACTCCTATTTCTGGATGCGCCTCTATGACGGCCTTGAATTTCTCGATACTCGACTCTTCGGTAAACTCCATGTCGTCTTCTGTCATTATGATGTACGGATATTCAGAGAGCCGATCTAACGCTTTATTTCTCGTCATCGCAAGCCCACTATCAAAAGGTAAAAGTAAGTGCTCACAATGCATATTACGCATAAATTTGGCCTGTTCTGCATGGGGTCGTCCATTATCGGCGACCATTATTTTAATATCAGGGTAGAATTTTCTTATACTGGCCACGCAAGTCATAAGCTCCTTTGGCCGGATAAACGTTGTCACCACCACAGCGACATCATCTAAGTTCATTTGCTACCATCCTTCTTGTATTATGAGTTATAATTTTTTGACCTTCGTCAATTATCGAATCCAACCGATCGAAATCATCCTGCTCGTCCTCTGGCCACACCCCAGGCTCATCCCATTTCGATAAAAGCCCTTCCAGCGTTTCCAGTTTGTCTCCCGCAATTTCATTTTTTGAGACAACGGGAAGGCTGGAAAACGGCTTGTGCTTTATTCTGAATTGCCTGAAAAGCCTCTTCCATTCGGTCACATCGTTTAATTTTCTAAAGTCAAATTCGAACGTGTTTGGCTCTGGGAGTTCCCAATATAAACGTAAAAACCGCTCTCTGATTTCATAACATTGCCACAGGCAGTTTTCATAGAAACTCAGCTTCCCTTTTGTCTTCAATATGTTCTTGCCCCAATGACTCTGAAGATGCCAACTGTTCCATTGTTTTTCCTGGTGTATTTTTTTCTTGTAGTATGACATCGTTACTTCTATTGGATTTCTGTGTAAATAAATTACATAAACGTCCTTTTTAAATGCCTCGATCATCCAATAGCAAAAACTTTTTACGAATAACTGGCTTGATTCAAAATAATTACCATCGACTGAATCATTTCTTACTTGAGTGATTTTATTCACAAGCTCTTGCATCACTTTGTTAGGCATCCTTTTCAGCGTATTATCTTTGTTGATATATTTTAGAATCTCGCCATCACACCTTGGTTTTGGCTCATGGAAACTCGGGATAGCGGTCAATCTTCTGAAAATTTCGGACATAAAAACCGTCCCGCATCTCCCTGTTGACGCTACGAATATTTTCATTGAAAATTCCTCGGATTATTTTTTAATGCAATAGAAGCAAAAAAAATAATGCCACATACTAGAATCAATAAATATAGCACTATTATTATTATTACGAAAATTAAAAATAAGATCTTCATTTCTTCGCCACCGAGATTAACATCGTAACCGTTCCACGAAATACAAGCGGGCTTCCCTCTTTTTGCTCCCTAACGACTCTTCCAGCATTAAATGTTTTCCATATCTCACTCCAGTTTGTCATCGTTAATTTGGCTGCTGTCAGCTTGACCACAATCTCACTCATGATTGTATAGACTTCCTGTTTCCCTCCAGCGCCACGACTAAAAACTTCAAATGGGACGATAACAATCCGGCCTTTTACGCCTCGTGCTTCCATCGGAGTGTCGCTCGGCTCTCCTAAAATCGTATACGGCCAGGACTCGTTTTCATCGACTTCATCGTAAACCGTCCCAGTAATCGCAGGTGCGGCTATAAAAAGCGCATAGCAAGCGTTTTGGATGTCATCAAAAGGTACGTCTGTTGCATCGCTCATGTTACACTCTCAAGGTTTCAAACTCCCGACCAAGGGCTGTTACAAGTCTCTGTTTATGGCCGGCTTTGTTCGTTTGGAAAGCTCCCCAAAGGAAAGGAGTGAGATTTTCTACGGCTTCTGCATATTCAACATTTGTCCCAACCACTCCGGTTATTCCCTTTAGTCCCAAGGCGTCTGGGTTTCCGATTCCATCTGCCGGAGTACTCGGTTTTTTGCCCGGCCTCGCTTCGACTTTACCTTGAACCCTTCCTCTTGCCATCCCTGAATCAGTCCAGTTTGAAGAAATAGAAGCCCTCAGCCTGTTCGTATCAACCGGGCAAAATCTCTTTGCGTCATTTTGGATAAGCATAAGAGTGACCATCGTTGCTTTCCTCACTCCGTCCCTCGCCTTTTTTCGCAGCTTGTTAAAGTTCTCCGCAAGAGCTTCCACTCCGCTCATTTTTATTGTCGGATTAACCGGTCTTTTCGCCATCGATCCTATTCCATAAACTTTCAGGATTTACACCCCACACACCATTCGGGTCCGGCTGCATAGGTACGGCCTCGCAAATCACCCTGGCTTCTACTTTCATGTTTGTAATAACTCCTCTTGCCGGTGCGTATGCTATATCCAGCACAGCTTTATACGCCACGTCGCTTATTTTCTCCGCTCCGACAACGGTAATTTTAAGTGGCTTATACGAGAAAGTGCCCTTCAGCATTTCCACTGGGTCGTCGCAAGCATCAACCCAGGATAGCTGGGTAAATTCGACCATTTTATCCCATTGTCTCTCCTTCCAGCACGCAAGAAAACGTGCGAGAACCTCTTCGGGAGTATTGGATTTTTTTTCGTTCATACAATCTCCTTTAATGCAAGTTTAAGATATTTTTGCTGTTCGTCCCAGTCGTCTATTTTTTTTATATCGAAAGTTCTGCTCTTAAAAATCACTCTGTCTGTTATTTCTATCCCGCTCCGGTACAAGACATACATGATAAAATCCGGAAATATGCTCGCTTTTTGATAACGGAGTATTTCAGCTTGAGACATCTCGGCGTTCATTCGACATGGTACATCATGGTATCTCATGCTCCAGGTTTTAGTGAGTTTTCCTCCTGCACCCTTAGAGGTAGAAAGAGATTTGATGTCACATTTTGTGTGCGCTTTCCGGATCATAGTTTTTAAGCTCATCAGATCAACGGCCTCCTGTGTTTTCTCAGCGCTTTGATCTCCGAGACCGATAAGGCTTCTTCAAGGTCGGCTCTCGTATAATTGTAATCTCCCAACTTTTCACCCTTCATGCTTTCGTCTTCCTCTCTTCCGTCGTCCATCCAGCCCACAAATTTACACACGCCGTAGATAATATCATCCGGAACCGTTGAGTATCCGGCAACGTATGTGACAAAAACATCCTTATACCCACCTGCGAATCCCCCAGGAAGATAAACAATCCCGTCTCTGAGGTCAAAAGTGTAGTCTTCAAGCGGATCACTAGGACATTGAAGGTATCCATACATGTCCAGACAGAAAACATTCGGTTGGACAAACAACAGGCTCGAAGGCCAATCGTTGTATGCACTCGTAGGACACGACGCCTCCCATCCGCTCTCTGCGTTTAGAGCCGCCGCCAAGAGCGCCATTGTCGCATACGATGCAAAGGTCTTTTCTGCTACAGGCGTTCCATCTACATTCAACGCAACCCCCGTAGCCGATACAATCGCATAGGCGTTGAATTTTCCAGACGTGTTTTTTATCCTTATCGGGTCTTCATATCCGTTGCACACCTGAGTTACGGCTGTGACCGGATACTGCTCGAGGAAGATCATGTCTTTTCCGCCGTCGTATCTTTCGTTTGTGTATGTGGCAGTTTTAATTTTCCTGTTCAGGTAATTCTCTATAACATCGCTTGCCATGTCAATCATCCGTTCGATGATATAGTTATCGTAAAAGATAAGCGTCTTTTCCAGCGATGAACCGAGCACGCTTGTCGAGGCTAGGTTTTTTAGATCAGTCGAATCCGCTGAACTCCAACCAATTAAAGTCGCTGTCCATCCCGCAAGAGCCTCAATCACTGCGGCCAGTTCTCCGAGCGTATCGTTTGCTGCGGCTGTTAAATCCAAGGCGTTCGTTCCGGCACTTGTCCCGCCTGTGATCACAAGGGTAAGAGTATCTCCACTTTTCGTGACTGTAGCTGCCGTAGCGTCTCCTGCAGAACAGTAAAGAGAGATTGCGTCTCTTTCAATCATGCTGTTCTCGATTCCTTTCCAGCTCTTGTAATCTTCGACTGTAATTAAAGAATCTGAAGCTACGGCCATTTTACACCTCCGTTAATTAATCCTAACTATCCTCACTGTAAGACAATCGAAAGTAAAATTCGTCGCATCCGTAACTCCCTTTATGTACATTTCAATAGTATTTGTTGCCGTCAAAGATACGAGATTACCACCGCTAGAACTTCCAATATCATCCTGTATGGCAAATTTTCTATGGGAATGAACTTCCAAATGTGTAGCCTCCTGAACTGTTCCACCTGTCGTATATGCAGCAAAACCTGTCCCGTGGACTGAAGTTGTATTATCATCCACCGTCTCATCAGCAGCCAAGAAATCATACGAGTACCTCAAGTTCCCAAACGCCGGAAGAATTAGCAGTATAACCGCTAAGGCTATAAGCAGCTTTTTCATTTTATCCTCCTTATACGTAGCCGAGAGATTCGAGCTTCTCCTTTACGAGGTCGTAATCCGCCTCTTTCCCCCACTCGTCAAGCGGTGGATAGTACATCGGCTCGCCTTTCCTCAGCCCTAAAATTGTATCCCAGTAATCCTGCGGGACTGGCACTATAAACGTAGGCAGCCAATCGCATACAGGACATTTGTAGCTTATCCTAAAAACAGGCAACGTAAACCAATTACCTGTTGGTTTTTCGATTGTTATTTGAAACTTGTCAAAAAACGGAAACCGAAACGGCGGCCTCAGTCTTTTTACAACTTTCGTCCTCCGGATTTTATGCATCCTGGAGTGCCTGAGCACAAGAGGTACTTGTCCGTCTATGAGCTTAACGTCCTTAAAGTTCCCTTTGTTCTTCTCCATCTTCATCCAATTCCCGCACATCTTGCATGTCATATCAAATTTTGGCACAAGAGCGACTATGTTTTCATACCCGTCCCATGCAGGTTTTCCTGGTTTCATATTTGGCTCCTTTTTGTTGAAAGGGAATACCATCCCTTTCGTCCCTTCCTCGATTTCAAAGTCCGCATCCCTTTCTGTGATTTTACCCTGCGGGTCCATCTGAGGAGCGGTCTGGACTATTCTCTCAATAGCCCGATGTGTCGCCTCGTTAATAGCGACTCCGTGCACGTTTGTGTATCCGCAATCTTGACATCTGACCCACGTATCCATAGCGTGACTTTTCTTATCAACGGGTCCGTGCATGGTAAGCTCGAACTCGAAATATACGCCATGTGAGACCTCCATTTTTCCATTACAGAAAATACACCTCATATCAGCTCGGCTGTTTAGCTCTAGCGGCTCTGCTTGGATATTCCAGAACTGCTCGTATGGTTTTGATTCCATGCCTCACTCCGAAAATGGGGTCGCTTCAACTGCCAGTTTCCCCCAATTTTCCACTTCTGATTTTTTCTCACCGATTGCGGTGATGACCAACTTTGGCTCTCCATTAAAAGATGTACACGTTTCGACGCCTCGAATATGCAATGGAATGGTTATTTCGTTTTCCTCTTTTGTTGCCTCGATAATAAGTTTTACTTTTTTCATATTATTCTCCTTTTTTTATTTATCGGGAACAGGGGAAGGGACGCCATACCTGGACAAGCCAGAGGCCATCTCTGCCCCGTTATCCCGATTCATTTTCACTATCGCCTATCTCTCCTGGCATACCCAGAAGTAATCGATCTCGATATACTCCTCGGCTCCAGAGCCTGCCTTGACACCAAAAAAGGCTTCCATCTCACCGTGACCCGTAAGAGTCAATGCGTGAGTATTGGATGCCCTCAGAACTCCGTTCGCTGTGCCTATCCGATAATACGGAAACACTGTAAACGTCGTAGCCGTGTTAGGCTTACACCATGCACCGAGTTCGTACCACGTGCCGGACGTATGAGCGGCCACATCAGATGATTCAACCTGTGCTGTTGCCAACGATGTCTCAAACTCGATAAACATATTCGAGTCTAGCTTGTACCAGCACATGCCGTCATAGTTAGCTGGCGGTCCGCCTCCGTTATCAACCAAGTGGTCTGCCCCAACGTTTTCACTCAGTCCGACGATGAAATTCGCCTTATTCGTGGCACTTTCGGTCAACTTGACCCGAGCTTGCCAAAATAAGTGTTTCCCATTCCTGAGTTGGAACATCTCGAGATTGTGATGGACGTATGCCTCGTCATTATCGTCTCCGTCGCAGTAGTGGCGATAAACGCCGTTTACGGCTTCCTGCACAGCGTCCGTTCCGTCTGCTCCATCATCCTCAGTCACAGCCCAATGGCCGGATTGTGCGGCCTTGGTCGATGGCATGGTGATGAAGTCATCGAAAAACGTAAATGCTAGGTTCGGATATGACAGCATTGCCAAGGGAACTAGCTCAAAAAGGGACGTATGCTTTTGAGGGCATACCGTTGAGTCCCATACTGAGAAATTCCCATACCAATTACTTCCCCGTGTGTTAAATTCATGTGCCATTGCTTACCTCCTATTTTAGCCCGAAGATTCCGCAGTCTCCTTGGCCGTCTTGGGTTTGCTCACACTCGTCAAGGATTTCTTCTTTGCGGTTCCTTTCAGAGTGGGCTTTTTTGCCGCAACTTTCTTCTTTGCGGGCTTTACTAAGTACCTTTTCCCTGGGAACTCGATAACATCAAGCACTAGCAGTCGTGTCAAGAGCCTCTGATCTGTAACTTCCAGAACATCACCCCTATTGTAGTCCCTGTATCGCTTTTTGAATTTGATTTCCAGCATCTACTTCTCCTTGGATGAAGAGGGGGATTTGGCCTCCCCCTCCTCTTTCTTTTCTTTAGGTGCTTCGCTGATCATCTTATTTACAGGAGATATGACCGATTTGGTCTTTTCCTCCATCGAAACCACAGGTGGTTTTTTGGAAGGTTTTTTTCTCCCAGTATCTAAGACTCCCAGCTTTCTGAGATCACTCATGACACCATCGCTTACTGACTCGATGACAGTTCCGGCAGGGTGGTTTTTCCAGGGTTTCTTTAGTTTAACTTCCACCTCATGCCTCCTATATCACTAAATCAGGCTCGCAGGATCGTATCTGTTCGGGCCTCTGATAAGATGGACACCCCAAGAGTCGGCTCCCGCCGTCTTAACTTTGAGTGCCACAAAATCATAACCGTTCGCCACATCAAGCTCTGCGCTCTCAACTTCCAGGATTTTAATCCCCAGGTCTCCTGTCCCTGCACTCCATGATGTAGTCCCCAAAGGCGTCCCTGTCTTGAGTCCGGTTGTTGAGCCTGTTGCTTCTAACAGCCAGGCCGTCACTGCACCCGCAAGAGTCGTATCAAGCGGCTGCATGATAAAAGCCAGGTGGAACGACTTCGCCATCGAGATATACGGAGTGCTCTGAGTGGTTGTGGTCGCGCTTGAGATTATGGCGTTTGGAACCTTCAGTGTGATGACCGTATCCAGGTCAAACTTTTTTTGCATTGCTACATAAGCCATTTTATCCTCCTTCTATGCCCTTTCCGCAAGTGCGACATAAGGTGACTGAGTATCTCCACGGATGGGCGTAAACACAGAAGGCCACCAAGGCTGACCGTCCATCCTGAGTACGAACCGGAACGCTGTCTGATCATAGATAAACTGAACGTGGATAGATTTCGCGTATTGAACTCCTCTTCCTGCGCCTCGTTTCTGTCCGATGAGGTATTCCGAGAAGTCAATGAGCATTATGTCACCGAGGTCTCCCAGCGTCGAAGCGTGCTCTGTGAAGATAATTGGCTTACCCATGAGCGTCCCGAACGGGGCTCCAGCCGCACCGTTGGCTGGCAGGTAAACAGGTGCTCCACCCGTGCCAACAACGATCGTCATTGTCGCTATCTGTGGGAACGTATTCGAGTTTGCGACCCAAACCGCATTAGCGAGGTTTCTTGGGTGCATCCGACTCCACATTTTAATTATGTTATTGTAGACAATCGTATCAGCTGCCTGGCCTGCCTCTTTAGCCTGGGATACAAGTGCGGGTGCTCCGAGTATTCCTAGCGGCTGGCCTGCTCCTGAACCTCTGATCACTGATTCGTCGATTTTCCATCCGAACACATCTCCGGCTTTCTTTCTCAGTAACGGCTCCATAGACACGACTGAATCCTCAAGCAGCTCGTCCGAAGAATAGACCATCAAAATCAGCTTTTGGAGTTTCAGTGTAACTTTTCCGAACTTGGGTTTCGTGGCCACCTTTGTCCCCAACTCCTCTTTCCAGTATGCCATCATAGCGCCATGCAGATATGATGTGTGAGTGAAGTCTTCCTGGAAAGGCATCCCGACCTGATTGGTCTGCATCGGAACTTTTGTACACCGGCTGATAAAATCTGAGTTTGTAAATCCACGTTCAAGCAGTGTCGCTGAGAACTCTTCTGGCACGAGGTATCCGCCCTGCTCTGGATCGCCGACTTCAAGACTTGGATCTCCGGCCTTGACTACTTTATTGTACGCCTTAACGCTTCCCTGCCAAGCATCGAATTTAGGTGAAGGCTCGGCTCCTCTCATGCCTGCGAGATAGACGTCTTTTGCATATTCGGCGAAGTAATCGTAGTTCCCTGTTTTCGACAATCCTTTAAGCTCGTTGTCTCCCGCCTTGATGTCTTTCTCACCATTCTGGCCAGGGAGTTTTTCGAGCTTTTTGATCTGCTCTTCGAAGGCGTCTTTGAGCTCATCGGATACAACATGCTTCATCTCTTCTCTGACGAGCTCTTTTAAGTCTCCGCATTTGACAAACTCGTCTTCTTTCATTTTGCGGTCAACGATGTCACCAACCAGGAACTTCAGCTTATCGACACTATCAATTTTGTTGTCTTTGTTTTCGTCTCCCAATTTTTTTCTCCTTACTTAAATTTGTCTGCTACCTTCCGTAAGCCTCAGCATCTCCAGCGATTACTGCTGTCCCTTGACATTTTTCATCGCCTGACCTGTCCAGCTTACCTCAGATAACCGTTTCATCTTCAGCTACCTTTAAAAATAAAAGCCCTGTTATGGGCTTTATGTTGCGTTATTACTTGAAATATGCCTTTTTTTGTGCATTTTCTGTTATTTTTCCTCTGTTTTTCCCAATATCGGCGTAAAGTGTTTATTTATATGCATTTAGCGGCTCCTTTAGAAGCTCATAGCGGGCCTTTGTCTTCTTGGGGTATAGGTTAGTATGGCTAAATTTCATCTTCCTTAACTCACTTTCCCTTTTCGCTTTTCCATGACTTCCTTTGCCAGGTCGTCCATGCTTATATCCTCGAGCACTTTTAGCTGGTCTTCTTTTGTTAGCACAGCTTCATCCTCCTTGTCAACTTTAACGTCTTTCATCAGAGCCTCAACATTTATCGTTTTGGAGTCATCGTGTTTTCCTTCTTCGGGTTTGTTGGCATCGAGCAGTGCACGAACCGCCGTGGTCGCTTCTTCCATTTTCTCCGCCACTTCGCTTAACATTTTCATGTTCTTTGCCGAGATTTCACGGCCAGCCTTTAGCTCCATAAGCTCCGATTTCATGCCTTCGATATTCTCAGCTATGCCTTCATAGAGTTCGGTTGTCATGATGGTCGTATCGGCTCTCTGGAGTATCTCAGTCCACGATCTCGCTGTGTATCCAAGATCAAGTTCCCGTGGGTTTTCGATTTCAATTTCGCCTTCGTTGTATGTGTAATCATAAAGGAAATATTTATTCGGCTTGCCGGCGGTGTTTATTTCAGCAACACAGTGCCCATCAGGATAGTTCACAGGATATAGATCTGCGACATAAATGTACTTATCTTTCGTTTCCTTCTTCCGAAATACAGCCCTTAAAGCTGAGGCAATATCCCAAGCTGAAGGATTGCCTTCTAAGTCCATGCCTTTTAGCCCATCACCGCCCTTCTCTTTGCCTTCTTCGCCACCTTCTTCCTCCTTGCTTTCTTTGCCTTTTTCTTTCGACTCCCCATCGCCTAATATCCCTCCAAGGTCAATGATCGTTTTGTCTTTTTTCCCAATTTCGTATCCCTCCAAATTTATTTCAAGCTCTTTGACAAGCTCGTCTGTGAGCTCATAGCCTTTCGCTACCTGCTCTGTGAGCGCTTCTGGATTGGACGGTACGCCAACGGCAGAGTATTCAAGCAACGCCCATTTCTCATGGACGTACATAACCTCACCTGGTTTTGGAGTGTCGCCCATTATAAACGTGAGCTTCTCATCAGGCTTTGGCTTCTTCCCCTTTAGCGGAGTAAACCCGACTGACCATGCCCTGAGAAAACCATCCCGGTATAGGTTGTATACTTTAGCTGCTTTCTCGTTTGACAACGCAAACTGGGTTAACGAAACAAGCCCTTTTTGGTCTTGGTTTACCCATACGTTTTTACCAACGATGTTATCTGGATCTGTGGGATCATGCGACCACAGCACCAATGGATTTTTCCTGTAGTGTTTAAGCTCCACGCCACTTGGTTTCATTATTTCATGATCCCTATCTAGTGCCGCAGTCGAGATATAGTGGACAACTTGACCAGCGTCCAGCTTTTGCCTTGGTGTAGCCTTTGTTTGGATCTCATCCTGGATGTAGAATTTCCTAACAAACGGGATCTCCGTATCGGTCGTAAACGGCCAGTCCCCCTTTAGTGTTTCATCGATGAACCCATCGACAATATCCTGGGCGGCGAAATTGACCTCGCTCAGGTTTTTTCTTTGCGTTATTAGCTCCCTCATTTTAAGCCTCCTTAATTTTCGGTCATGCTTTTATATCTAAACCTGTTTTAGGATTGCCAACAGCGTACAGCGACACGAAACGTGAAGCGGAGGATGCTGTATCTCCTCATAGTCGAAAGCAAAATGGATGCCACCCAACATGGTTGAGCTCCCTTTTTTAAAGAACGGTTTATCTAACGCCATTGTAGTGCCGTCCATTTCAGCGCAACCTGTACAGTTGTGCACTAAGATGCCTTCTGCAAAATATGTTTTTGCTTTATCCACTTCCAAGTTATAAACAAATAGTGGTTTACTTCTTTTGACTTTTGATGTACAATATCTAGCGTAATGATGCATTCTTGCAAATATTGCGGAAAAAAGTTTTCTTCTACTTCTCTTAAATCGATTTATTGTTCTGCGGATTGCTATCATAAGTCTACTATCACTAGGAAAAAAAGCGTTTGTAAACAATGTGGAAAAGTAATTTATTCTTATCGAAGCCGTCCAAGGAAATATTGTTCTCGTGCTTGCTACATGACCGCTCATAAGGAAGGGAAAAAAATTATAAAAATGTGCCCTGTATGCAATAAGGAGTTTTCTGTTTATAAAAACATTTCTCATAGATATATCGTCTGTAGTCGAGAATGCAAAACAAAATTTACGCTCTATAGAGAATGTAAGCGGTGCGGAAAAATATTTACTGCAAAAAGAGAAGATATTAAATATTGTTCTGAAGAATGTAGGCGTCCTCCTGTCTATATTCAATGTCTTCAATGCAAAAAAAGGTTTCGCATTTGCCCTAGCGAAAAAGGGATCCGACGTTTTTGTTCTTTTTCTTGTTATCGTAAACACTCTGGAGAAACATCGCTTGAAAAGACGATACGCAAATCTCTTGAGTTTCTTAAAGTTGATTTCATTCAAGAATATCAAATTTCTACTTATAGTATTGATTTTTTTATTCCACATCTTAATCTTTGTCTTGAAGTTGACAGTGAATATTGGCACTCTGATATTAAGAAAGATTCCATTAAAGACAGAAAACTTCTTGCCCTTGGTTATAAGGTAATTCGCCTCAAGGAGACCGATATTGTTAATTGCTCTGACATAAACCATTTTGTTTTCACAAGCTTGAAGTTTCGAGCCAGCAAGTAAATCCCCAGCATCAACCCATCCACGATTCATCTCAAAGACTGGATGGTCAGGAGTAGCCCTTAATGTCCTCTCGTTTGACATTTTGATTTCAGTTAATGGCTTATTGTATTCTCTTTTGTATGTATTTTTTACTCTGTTCCACCCAAGGTGAGTCAAGACAATCTCACCTATTTTTATATCCTCAATATTCCTTTCCCCCTTATCTGTCATGACTTTTGTTTTGGCTAGAAAACATGTTCTGTTGTCCATCGTTGCCAGCCATTGACGCCCCTCTACCACTCCGCTCTGTTTCATCCCTATTAATACGCCTCGGTTCGAAGCCTTGAGCACCTCAGTCCTGGCTATCTGCTCTGCCCTTTTAGCCGCTACCTCCATCGCCTCTTCAATCTTATCCCTTATTTTGGGGATAGAAAGACCATCGGCCAGAGAGTCCATGAGAACGACTTTTAGCCTGTCGTACTGGGTCTGAGTTATCGACCAGCCGGCGTTCTTTGCGTTCTCTGCCACCCATTTTATTGCCCTTGGGTCTGTATGATCAAACGACATCTCCACAGGAAGATCGTCCAGCACCATCACACCACCGTCTTTTAGCGGCGCTGCCGTATAGAGCTTGCCGTCCGTAGTAAAAATCCCCCTCCATTTTTGACGGCTAAATAGCCATTGATCAACATCGAATTTGGCATACAAGAGAGCTTCTGGCATAACGGCGCTTCTCTCTGTCTCGTCAGCTTCAACCCATGCTTTCCATGTTTTAATCAACGTCTTCATGGCTTCTGCCTGCCGTCTGGCCTCATTCCAACGGTCAAACGACTTAGGAGTCTTTTTGATGTTACCTAATACCTCACGCCCTATCTCATTGAACCGTTTCTCGAGCTGGGCTGTGTATTTTTTGATATGATCTTTATTTATCCTTAGAAATTGAGCATGAGTGATCTTCTTGACTAAAGCTTCATCGAACTTCTTTTTCAGGTGCTTGGGCAAATGTTCCTTCAGGATGAGGATAAACAGCTCACTCTTTACGAGCTTTACGAGCTTTACAGTATCAATCTTTGCGAAATTCATAGCCTTTCAAAAATCTCCTTCGCTATCCTTTTGGCAAGTTTACCCTCTTCCTCCTCCTCTTCCTCTTCGGGTTTAGGAGGAAGCAACGGCACCTTGGGTTCGGGCTCAGCGTTCGGGTCGAACTCAACCATGTTCGAACCCATAATCGGCATGTCCCCATACTCCTCATGTGGCTCTTTGCCGTCCTCTTTCCTCAGCTCGTTTATGACAGAATATCCGGACTTAAGATTAGCTTCCCTCTCTTTGAGCGCAAACTCCCTGTCTCCCGGGATGCAATCATCAAAAGCACAGAAGATATTTTCATCCTCGTATCTTATCAGAAGCTGTTCGTTTATCTTCTGCTCATAGACTTTGAGCTTTGGGTCAATCGTGTCCCTCATATACTGGACGTAGGCTATTCTTGCGTTGGCCAGGTTCACTTTATCTGGCGTAAGCAAAGCCATCGGTACACCGTACCCGCCCGCTATCTCTTCTCTCGTGAGCTTTCTCCCCTCGAGGTGTCCCAAGTCCTTTGGCTTCATTGAGATTTGCTTGTATTTAACTCCGCCCTCAAGCAACGCCACCTTGCCCGCTTGAGCCGCCCCGCCATAGGTCTGATTCCACTCTTTCTTTATTTTATTAAAAGTTGTCTTTGCCAGCACCTCGTCATCTTGAGTTTCAAGTACTCCGTCCGGTCGTGCCATGTTCGCAAATACCCCTCTCTCATACCTATACATTTCATCGTTTATGACCAACGGGTCTTGAAGCGCCTGCATAGGACTCAAGCCTATTAGCTTTGTATGAGGGTTTGGATATTTATGATGGACTACTTCATCTGCATCAAAAGGGATATCTTTCATTCCTATCCGGTGGACATAGCCAGCGACATAATTATCAATGCTTGTTCCCGGCACTGGGACCGTTCGCTGTGTCTCTAAAATCCAGAGCTGATAAGGGATTCCTAGATTATTGGGGCGCATCCACCAATAACAGTTGCCCGTAATCCCCATAAAAGTCTCAGTCAGCATCCACATATCTGCTTGGTTCTGGAGTGGATTTATAGCCTTCATCATCTCTAAGAACGGGTGCTCCAACACCTCTTCGATCTCAACGTCCTTTGCTACCCATCTCTGGAGTCCACGGTTCTCCTTGACCCAAGCTACTTCTTTTGTACTCAGCTTCCTTGTGAGCGTGTTTTTAAACGAGGCAGAGCCAACTTTCTTCGTCACATAGAGCTTTAGTTTCTGTCTCGAAATTTGTTTTGCGTTGTAATTGATGCAGATATAGCCCCATGAGTTGTAATATTTAAGCTGTATCGACGGCTCATTGAGCGCTTGGAACCGGCTCTCTCCCCATGTATCGCCACCTCCCCAGGCCGACTCGTCATCTATCGAAGGGCTCACCCAGGCTCTGCCCTTGAATCTTACATCTATATTGGCAATTCCGGCCTTGACATGGCCGTTCTCTATGTTGACCTTTGGGTATGGTATTTTCATTGCGTGATCCCCCTCACTCTTATCTGCTTTAATGGTTTTACCCACCGCGCTACAAAATATCTGGTTTCGTCCATAGCGTGATTATTTTCATCGATCGGCTTTCCGTTCTTTTCCGAATACTGACCAACTTCAGTTCTCCACGCTCTGCAGCGTCTATTGATATATATTTTTGGCTTTCCAAGCACGGGGCTTAAGCAATCTCTCATGGCTTCGATTCCTTCCTCTACATCACCTTTAGCCCTATACAGATCCACCCCATCATCCCGCCATTCCCTAATTAGGTCTGAACGATTTGGGTCCGCCACGCCTTCTTTTACTTTCTTCCACCACGGTCGGCTTTTACACTCTTTTATGAACCTTGAATTGGTCGTATTCCCCATATAGACCTCATCGACCCTCACCCATCCAAGCCCCTTAAACTCCTGCCACACTCCGCACGAGAACGGGTTTGTACCTCCCCAATCTATCGAGAGCTTTACCGGTTTTGTGGGGTCAAAGACAGGAAGATCATTCGGGCTGTTTATCTCATCATCATATTGAGCGCCATAGACAAGATCATCACGGCCTACTTTCTCACAAAGCCATTCCACTTGGAGCGTCATGTCTGATAGCTCATAGAGTTTTTGAACGAAGTCGTCTATCAGATAATACCCATCAGCATTTTTCATGTGCTTCCCTGGGCAATAGGAAGAGAGTTTGCAGGTAGAACAGTTATAATCTTTGCACGACTGAAGGCACTCCCAGACACACCACTTGTAAATCTTCGTCCCGGACTCGAACGCTTTTTCGAGGGCCATGTCCATCACACCGCCAATATTGTGATTAGTAGAGAGCCTGCCCATAGATGCTTTCTGGCCATGCTTACTCTGTGGTTGCGAAAGGGCGGCTTTGTAAACTTCTTCGTCCATCTCGTCTATCTCATCAAGTATAAGCCTTTGGGGATGAGGCCCTCGAACCGACTTTTGTGATGCGGTAAGCACCCCGGCCATACTTCCGTTGACCCATAGGCTTTTCTTCATCGTCATGTCTTGAGCGAGATACTTATTTGCCAATCCAGTAGAGAGCCAAAAATCATTCATAGCCTTGTACGACTTCTCTGATTGTTCAAACGACCCTCCCAGGATCATCGTTTCTAGCCGCTCAAGGAACGAGCTGAGCACCCAGGTTATCATCCCTGCCAAATAAGACTTCGAGCCGGACCTGTTCGCCCAGACAATGTAATTGAACACCCGCATCAACAGTATATCAGCAACGAATTTGAAAGGCGGGACATGATCTTCGCCTGACTTATGCCTACAATTCTTTTTGGTCGCTACAATCGGATCCTTAAGCCATGAAAGAAGAGCGGCGATGTCTGCTTCAGTCTTTAGCCCTCCAACCCTCAGACCTTCGATATGGGTCTTTTGGATTGATCTAATTGACTGATTTTGCCAGAAGCTTCGTATTTTCTCCTGGCTTACTGCCGTTTCCATTCCCATCTCCTATTTGACTCATTCTTTCTATAAACTGGCTGACACTCGGGACACCGTTCTCCTCGAAATATTCCATGAGCCCTCTCTCCATGTCTAGCTCAATCGAGCCGACAAGGTGCTTTTCGGGCTCTTTGTATATAAACCCAAGATCTTGCATCTTTGCTATGTAATCACATTCTATTTTCCATGCTAATGAATAATCTTGCCCTTCCATAGCCCTGCGCTGGAGCTCTTCTTTCTTCTTCTTGAACGCTGTGGCCATGATCTTAACATCAATATGCTCCACTTCCCAGGATGCCTTCTTTAGCAGGTCGCGCTTCAACCGGCTAACATGGAGGTCCGACACCCCTATCAAGAGGGCTATCGCTCGATTAGACGTCTCGCTCACTTCCTCCATATAATACTTAACAACAAGTCTCCGTTGACGAGCAGTTAATTCATCTGGTCCAAGTCGCTTATTTTGAATCATTTCGATCAGCTTAAAAGCGTTAAGGTTATGCCTATACCGATTCTTAATCATTTTTTATCCCTCAGCTTCTTCTCAAATATAGCATACTCTTCAGCGCTCATTAGGGCACACCCGATTCCAACTTCGGGTTGGTCGAGGTCATCAATCTTAGCCATGACGCCTTCGTTCCCTAAAGCATTGGTCTCTATCTTCACTGTAAACGTCTTATCTCCGGATGCTGACGTGAACTTCCGGATCTCTTTAATCATTCCGATAAATAATACCATAGATCCTCCTTGGCAATTCATTTCCCCCCATTAATAATCAAGTCTTTTATCTCTTTATGCTCTCTTGTGTTTTCATCTTTCATGTCTTTGAGCCCTTCTTTGATATTTCCGATATCGGTTTCATTGGAAGCTATTCTCTCCCCATGTTTTCTCAGCACGGTTGAAGATCCGACACTTTGGTTGCCTCCATTCTTTTTTGCTAACGCCGTAGCGGTCCAATGCCTAAATTCTTTAATGACTAGGAGTGCAAACGCTCCTCCTGCTCCAATTTCAAGGATAGGTATTTCAGACATCATTTCCTCCCTCTTGATCTTTTGCATCTTCGTAAGTCGAGATACATTTGTTTGTACATAATCAAAAAATCTATTGAAACAAGCGCTCGGGTCTTGTTTATAGGCGTTACTGCGAGCCCGACTATATCTTCTTCACCTAGAAACACATGGCCTCTCATCATAACCTTTCTGAGCTTTTCCTCGTCAAACTCTTCGGCTGCCTCTCTGATACGCTTTGCCATGCGCACGTCCCTTTTTAGCTGTAAATCTATGCTTACAGATTTTCCTATCACAATGAGGTCATAGAGGATAGTTATGAGCTTTTTTATCGCTTCCATTCTAAGCCTCGAAGTGGCCGAAGTCTTTAAACGAGAAGTCTCCTCCCCACCGTCCACCAAGTCGTTTCCATATCCTTCCTGCCGTGTGGTACTCGGGGCACTCGCTCCAGATCAACTCCCCATCCTTAATGATTACAAAATCCATAGCTCTCCAACGTTGGTGCCATGATATTCTGATTCGACCGTCACAGTACGTGATGATTTTACCTGGCCGAAGTCGGCCTTGTTGGAACCGTTTGTGCTGATCTTCTGTAGACCTATGGAAACAGATCGGCATCAGCTTTATTTTCTTGAATTTACAGAGGATTAGGAAAGCGCAGATTTTTAGGAAAAAGGATATTCTCAGCTCTGTTTTAGACTCTGAGACATCGGGCATGTTATTAGCCTTGTGCTTATAGTAGTCGCTATAAACATAGAGGGCTAATAATTAAATGTCAAGAACTTTGTGTTATTTTGGGAAAGTTAGCGTTGAATTACGTGACCTGAGTGGGGCTTGTATTTACGTCTGATAGAATGATTCTTCATCCATTGGCTTGAAATATAAACCTCGCATCCTACCTTACAGAGCACTTCCGCCAGGGCGACCGCACTCAGGCTGTGCTGAGTTACGATTAACTCATTGTCGACAAAAACCTTTATTTGGTCTTTTCCGTTTTCGTCTTCATTCCATTTTATCTCAATTTGTTTTTTCATGTCTTCGCATCCTCATTAAACACAGGAAATTATTTAGCTTTCGGATAAGGAGCTTCATTTTGCTAAATTTCTCGCCTTCCTAAACAGTCTTTTTAGTTCTGCATATTCGATACAAGCTGTCCTGTTCTTTCTTTTTTCCTTGCTTATCATAATTTTCTCAATCAGAGCTTGCCTTTTGAGGGCTCTCATTTTTTTTCTGATTTCTTCTTTGTCCATTTATTCCTCCAATAAAGCATGTGGACATTTACTTGAAAGCCCTAAAAATTCATCAGACAACTTGACTACCTCCATTAATTGACGCACGAACTCTTCTGGGACTAGGTAGTCTCCGGCTTCACTTTCCCTGTTGTAATGTAATTTTTCGAATACATCCGCTATCGCTTGATATGTTAAAGCTGAAGGCTCCGGCTCCGGAGGCAACAGCTTTACCATCGGGGCGGCCTTGACCGCTATGGCCATTATGCTTACGACCTTTAGAAACTCACGCCTTTTCATCGTTCTTTAAAGTCTAAACTCCTGTTCTGATAATTTTTCATCGCACTGTCATTATAGAACCACTTTACGCCATTTTTAAGTATTTTATAACATTCATCTTCATACTGGTCTTTTGGAGTCGGCTCCCCGTCATCTTGAATCAGGAGGGCTCCTTCTTCTCTAAAATGAGCATCACCTCGTCCTATCTTCCTTCCTTTTTTTGTGTGTTCGTCAATGGCATAGTCCGGGGGTTTTTTCCCGGGCTCAAGGTTTTGAGAGAATATCTGCTGAATGATATTTACAAGATGGCATCCTTCCCTTGTCTTTTTGGACCGGCAGAGATACATCACAGCATTAGTAAGCATCAACATTGAATCGGTTGTTGGTTTTTTCCTGAACTCAAAATATTGCTTCTCTAGGATTTCCACCAGGATAATTGCTATGGGGTTCGCCACTCCGATATCTTCATTTGCGATTATCTTGAGCCGTCTCCAGAGATACGCCTCATAGTTTGGCAACATCTCAACCGCCCAATACAGCGCCTCTCTCTCTTTCCCCCTTCTGATCTCTTTTTGCAGAGCCGACACCACCTCATCGAGAGGGTGCCCATGGCTCGCAGTGGTCATGTTGAATTTTCTTTTTTCGCTACCCATTTAATCTCCTTTTTTTAAAATTATTTGTATAGCATTATCGTATAATATTAATTAACATATGTCAAGCCTTTGTTTGGTGTGGAAGGATAAGCCCTGTTTGCTCCCTCTGCACAACTATCACCGATTTTGTTGTTCCTTTTTGCCATTTTGAGAACTTATAATGTGCGCCCCATTTCCGTTTTAGGTATCGCTCTCCCTCAACCTCATCTTTTTTCGCATAAGTACCCGCCCTTCCTCCGGCCATCATTCCTGTCGAAACTTGCTGAAAAAAGCTGAACCTCAGGTCTATCCAGATTATTCTATATTTTCTCACTACTTGAAGACCCATGTCTACGTCTTCATGGCTCGTCAGCTTTTCGTCATACCACAGATTTCTTCCAATCATCCCGTGGACTCCTGTTGGATACCCGACAACATGAAACGGCTTATGAGGAATGTATTTCCGTATATCAGTGCCAACATTCGAGAAGCTGAACATTGGAGTCCTTATTCCTTTTGCGATCGTTTCGCTATTAAGGAGTATTTGGTTTATATCTTCCGGGTCTTTGATGTGCCTCCCGAACTTTCCTGTAAAACATATCAGCCCTTTAAGATCGTCATCAACGGTTACACAGGTTTCATCCTCGATATTTCTCAGCACCCAATTCCTTTTTTTTGTTACGCCTTTCATTTCGTTTGGATGGACAAGCATCTGGCTTTCCTTGACCCCTGCGTTTGCATAATCTTCGACATCTTCCTCTGATATGCTTACAAGCGCATCAGGAAAGAGCCTCAAGCTAGTCTTGCAGGCGATAGCGGGTCGCTTCCTGGAAATAATAACGACCTTCATCCGTCTTTCTCTTCCTTGCTCACTGCGCTCTCTTTGTGGAAGATTTTCTTCAAGACAAGCCCCCCATCTATAACCCGGCCAAGCCCGACTTTTGCCTTCCTCCGCTCGAGCTTAACCTTCGTCTTTTTTATCCCGAAAATATCGAGCAACGACAGCCAGTCCCTCACATCTTTGCACATAATTACTATGTAATCGTAATGCTCATACGGCTGAATCTCCATGTCGGGGATCCGCTCTTCTGCTTCGAACGACAAAGGTGCCGGTTTCATTGCTTGAAGCTGGCGCTTTAGGTCCACCAACTGCAATTTATCATAAATGTCTGGGAGAGCCTTTGCGATCTTTTCTATGTTCTTGATTTGATCCCCGGGCTTGTCATCTCCTGTGATATTCTTGTTGTTCATGGCGAGCATAACAGCTAGCTCTTTCTCCTTTGGAACATCAATCTCATAGCCATAGGTAGTCTTTGCTCCTTCCCTCTTCATAATTTTCAGCCTTTGCTCTCCGGAAACAAGGTTTCCTGTCCTTTTGTTTACAACGATCACGCCAAGGTTTCCTAACTCTTCGAGTGAACTCTCCAGCCCGAGTTCCGCCCTTCTTCTTAAAACCCTGGCATTGTCCGGGTTTAGCTTGATTTTATCGATCTCCATCTCTATTGGTTTATTTTGCTTTATCACAGCCTCCTCCTTGGGGGCTCCCCTCCGATGTAGATGATGTCTTCAATAGACAAAAGAGTCTCAACCTTTTCTTCAGAGAGTAGGATCAGGAACTCTTTTTTCCCAACCATTTTGACACTGCTCGGCACAATAGCCATGGTGTTTGGAGAATGAAAGGCTTTATCTTCCATCCCTTTCAAGACGACATAAAAACTCAATGACCTCTCCGTCCTGGAAACTGGAGCTTTGGTGTTACGATTTGGCCAACCTCTCTCCTCTGGGCCTCGGCCATCTTCTTTATGTTTTCCTGGACAACCTCAGCCTTGTCCTCGACAACGAAGCCTATGGTTTCTGCCGGCCTTGTGATTATGACATTTAACCCGTCTTTCCCTTTCAGCGTCATAGCAGCCGGATTTTGGTTGATCTTTTTTACCAGCATTTCAAAAGTCAAGTTCTTTGAAGATGGTATCAAGAGTACCTGACCCTCTGGTTCCTTTAGGTGGATAACGAAAACATACTTTTCTTTCTTTTCCTCAATCATCGTCGCCCTCCTCCCATTTCCGAATCAGGGTCTTGACGCTCATTTCCACGCCGCACAGATGACACTTGGCCACATCTGCAATCAAGTTGACGTGTACGGTTATTTTACCCACTTTTCTACAAGCGGTACAAGGGCACGCGCAAACCAGCACTCCTTCAATGGGTCGGACTTCGCCTTTTGCTAAGTCTTTAATTTTCTTGGCTCTTGCGGCCATCTCCTTTTTTGTGATCGGTTTTGTTGGCATAAATACCTCCTAAAATTTTGTCTATTTAATCGAGAAGAGGAACGTCTTCCATGTGGAAACGATCTCTATCTTCCCTGTTTATGTCCATGTTCACAGACTCTCTTTGACTCTTTTTCTTTTTCTTGTCCTTTTTCCACCAGATTGAAACGTGTCTTTGTCCATCTTCCCAGCCGTCGAGATCGATTCTGGTTGTCTCTCCTTTGGCTATCATCTCAATAATCTGAATGAACCGCTTTTCCGATGCCGACATATCTTGAGGGTCGAATTTCTCCTTGATGTCTTTTACGATCTCTCCCTCGAGCGTCTTCTTTTTTGCCAAGAGAAACCACCTCCTTAATGTTTAGCCCTCCTCCCTCCCTGGTTTTTTTTACTTGTTGGCTTTTTTGAGCTCTTTTAGGAGCTCCAAGAAATAAAAACAGGCGCCTTCGCCGTATTCTTCGGATGATTCCTTTAACTGCTCCTCCTCAGTCATGAATAAATCCGGGTCCTTCCGTATCCTTTTGTCCCATTCAACAAGGATAGCCTTGACTTCTCCTTTTGTTATGTTCATTTTTTCGGGATCTCTGCTAATGCGTCCCGAACCCCGACTACGCCAAATGCTCCAAGCATACCATAAACGGCCGTCAAAACATCGGGAGGGATTGTCACCCCAAATGCTTGCAGTGTCCCCAGGCCGACAGTCGCCACAACAGCGACATAGGTTTTGCACCCACTATTCCCGGACAAGTGTTTAACTGCGCTTCTCAGGAATCCAAGCCCCAGGCCGGCCAGGACAACGAAAGTCCATTCCGGTACTTCGATTTTGGCGATAAGTGAAACGACCGCTAGGACCGCAAATAGGGCAAGAGTAATAAACGTCTTCTTCCCTTTCAAAAATTCCATGATAACCTCCTATGGTTATTTTTTCTCAGGCACGGGCTGTTCAACCGGCGTTGCGGCCGGCTGCTGCTGTGCCTGAACCTCTAAAATGCCTTTTTGGACCAACTGTTGCACCATAGCATTTATAGTGCCCGTGTTTACGTTGATTTGTCCTCTGAATTTGTTGACACGAAACTCAACAAACAGTAAAAGACAAAGTACGATGATCACGATTTGAATTGCTCCAAAAATCACATGAGACCATTTTAGTTCAAATTCTGGTATTTTCATTTTACCTCCTTCCTTAAAAATAAATGTAATGCAGTGATCGGGGCTAAGTCAACCTGTCTGACAAAGTAAACAGGCCGTCCATGTAACCCGGGATCACTTATGTTTTGATCGAGAAAAACCTCGTCTTTTGCCGCATATCCAGCGCATCGATACTCAGGAAAAGTACCTATCATAAGGACATAAATGTCGCTTTGCTTGCGATCTTTCCATAGTGGGACAAGTAAGTTTCCTTCCTCTTTGTCTGTATTTTTAACGTCAACCGTCTTTCCGTTTGAAAGCCTTGTATCCGAGATTCGCCTATCTTTGTATTGAAGGTCTGGATACGAGTTCACCAGCTTACAAAATGCGAGTTCTGCACCTATGGCGTTTTTCATTTTTTCCTCAGCGTTATTGTCTCCAAGGTTCATATCTTCGAAGGTGTAATCGCTTTTAAGGTTCTCCTCCCTCCGCTTTTCCACGAGGATGAGGACGAGCCCTTGTTCGATTGCGTTGAGTTTAATCATTTATCCCTATTTGTTTTCTCAATTCTACTAATTCTATTTCAAGACATAGGCGTTTTTCGTCGTCATCTGCCCTCCCTCCAGCCACACATAATACAGCAGCAAAGAAACCGATAATTGCACCTAGAAAAACTCCAATTAAAAACAGAATCCAACTTGGCATCATTTTGTTACCTCCTTAAAAGGCCAGTATAGCGTAATTTCCACACGTTCGTCATCATGGCCAAAATAAACCCGGCTCCCGTCAAAGCTCTTAATCTGGCTGTCGTCCATAATCACTCCTCCTCGAACCATGGCGTCTTCGATCGACTGGAGAAGGTTCGACAAGTCAATCTTCCGTTTCCTCTTCCGGTAGAAAATCACCTTCAGCCAAACCGGATCCGCTATGGCTAAAGCCTCGTTTATTAACGATTGCGCCCATAGATCGGCTCCAGCCCCTTTCTCCCACGCTTGGTATTTGTCATTCGGTGCTATCCAAGTCCTTTTGCCGCCTCGGTAGGACCGCCTTATCGTAAGCATGTTCTTCTTACAGGGTGTTGCCCCCAGAATAAGGAAATTAACCTTTTTCATCCGGCTCCACAGTCTCTTCCATCCCTTCCGGATTGACCTTCTCTCTCTCTTGCTCACCCGTCACAATCTCGATCGTAATCGTCTTGATGGGGTCTGTGACGAGGTGTTCCAGCCCATCCTCGGACTCCTCTTTTGGGATTCTGTGGATAGGGTGATCCTGTTTAATCGACTTAATTTTTCCGGCGTCGGCCGCTTCCTGGACTTGTTTGATCACGCTAGGAAGAATTTCGTTCCTCATTTTTTCCTGGAAGGCTCCCTCTGTCATCGAAACGATGTCAGGATTTACTTCCCCGTTGTTTCTTTCGTTTTCATTCATTTCATACTCCTTATATTTTTTTTAGATTCCTTTAGTGTCATTTTGGTTGCTCCTTTTTTATTTCTCTTTGCTCATTTTTACATATCTCTAAATATGTTATTAAATCTATAAAATCTTCGTCGTAGTAATCAATGGTTTTGCGCTTCGGGAAAAGAACTTTTTTTCCAAGCAGCCAGCCTAAGCCAAATCCAACTAGCTCAATCATCTCCCCTCCCTATGTGGACAGTCCTGGCCGTCCACTCAATTTTTGTTTTGTTCATAATACCCCTTAGTCCATTTGGCTAATTCGTTTTGGATTATGTGATTAGCTTTTTCTAAAATATCAGCATCTTTTATATTGGAATATTTATGTTTTTTCTTTAACTCATCTTCC